ACAAAGCCACTGCCGACTACTGGCAACTAAGAGTGTTAGACCCAGCGGCTGCTGCCGCGCAGGCTGCTCTCACGGACAGAACAGTAATAGGACCCGGTCCTATTACAGTAGGACCGTATACCACAACCAGTAGTGGAGGTGGTGGAGGTGGAGGTGGAGGTGGAGCTCTTATAAACCCAAATGGAGTTACAGGAGCTCAATACAACGGTGGAAGCACCACCACGGTGACTACCAGTGTTTCCACAGCACAGGCAAAAGCGTTAGCAGATGCAAGTGTGTCCATTGGCGCTAGATTACAAAACTTTTATAAAGCTAACCCCAGCAACGCAATCCGCAGAAGATCTGCGCTACCATTGGTTTCCACTGCTGTTGATCAAGCAAACGCAAATACTGCTGCCAACTTGAATGCTAGCAGTACTCAAGCTTCTACAGCATCACAAGCTGCATCGGCACCCGGAGTACCAGTGGTGACCACAACCACTAACACAGTGTCGGGACAAACAACCACAACTTCTGTTGCTGCTGCAACCAACAACCCTGTTAGTTATGTAACCGATGCATCTTTAACATTAGCGACAGAAATAGCAATTGGTGCTTTTACTGCACCACTTGTGACCAATTCTACACTATTCAGCACCACCGGGGGGTTTGTACCGCCAGATTATATTCCTGTAGTTCCAATAATAAAACCATCGCCCGAGGTAGATCCCCAGGTTGAAATAACAAACCTGCCCAGCCCACCTAATCCAATGCTCACAACAGACCAACCTGTTGTGTATACTGCTGGTAATCCATCTCCTACCAAAGGTGAAAACTTTGTGGCAGTTGAATTACCAGATGGAACATACGAAGTAATCAACGTAGATACTAACGAAACAGTAGCAAAGGGACTGACACAACGTGAAGCAGATGCCGAAGCAGTGTCGTTGGCTGCTGCTGGTATAGCAGCCAACAAAGGTCCAGATACACCTAATTCAACTACCACACAATCAATCACACCAGGAACACCAGCTCCTGCTGCTCCAAGATATGTAGTACAAGAAACTCCAGAAGGTGCATGGATTGTGTATGACAATAAAACAGGGGAGCCATCGCAGGCTACTACAGAAGCAGCAGCCAGAAGTGCTGCTGCTGTTGGCAACACAGCCGAAACAACTCCGTTGCCCATTACCTCAAATACCACACAATCAATCACAACAGGAACGCCGGCTTCTACTGGACCTCGATATGTTGCAGTTGAATTACCAGATGGTGGATGGGGAGTATGGGATAACACCACCGGAGAATTAACCACTTCAACTCCGACCACACAAGAAGCAGCCACAAGTGCTGCTGCTGTTGGTAATGCTGCCAACGTACCACCGCCTGCTGCCAGTACTGGGTCAGATGCACAAACTGCGGCAACAGAACAAAATGTAATAACAATATTGGCGCAAAAGCAAGCAACCTTGCAAGCACAAACAGTATTTGCCAACAACGGAGACTGGCGAGTCAAGTTAAGTCTAGCAGACGGCGCCCAATATCTATACAATGATCCTGATGTTAAAAGTTCGCAATCAAGCATATTATGGCCATTGAAACAGTCACGCGGCGTTATATTTCCGTATACACCGCAAATTGACACATCATACAAAGCAGAATATGCCACTTATGATTTAACCCACAGCAATTACCGTGGATATTTCTACAAAGGTAGTTCAGTAGAACCTGTTACAATTTCAGCAATGTTCACAGCACAAGATACATTTGAAGCCAACTATTTGTTGGCAGTGATACATTTCTTCCGTAGTGTGACCAAAATGTTCTATGGCCAAGATGCACAAAGAGGTGTTCCTCCTCCGTTGGTTTTCTTAACTGGCCTTGGCTCATATCAATTTAACGGCCACCCATGTGTGGTAAGTAATTTTCAGTATTCCTTGCCCAAGGATGTGGATTATATTCGTGCCAAAACTGCCAACGTCAACGGAACTAACTTGCTGAGCCGTAGAGATCGACAGACACAGGCCAACAATCCAATTTCATCAGCAGTGACTAGATTACAAAATTTATTTTCCAGTCAAGGAATAACCAAAGGAGCAACTTACGGATATAAGCCAGCTTATACTCTGGGATTGAACTCTCCAACATATGTACCAACCAAAATGGATATGACCATAACACTGTTACCAATACAAAGCCGAGCTGACGTTAGTCAAGTCTTCAGCCTTAAGGACTATGCAACTGGCAATTTACTACGCAGAGGATTCTGGTAATGGCCATTTACTCTTCACTAAGCCCGTACTATACCACTGGGTATAATCAGTTTTATCTTGATGTTATGACTGATCGACCATTCCCGAGGGAAAACGATGATCAGATCATGGTAATCAATCAAACTTATCAGTATCGACCAGACCTGTTGGCGTTTGACTTGTATAATTCTGCAGAACTATGGTGGGTGTTTTATCAACGCAATCCCAACACGCTGACAGCACCACCACTGGATTTTGTAATAGGTGCAAAAATTTATCTTCCAAAAATTTCTACACTGCGGTCAACGCTGGGATTTTAATCTATGGCCACACTTGCTGAGAGCGAAGTACATCGCATCAAACTAGACATTCAAGTTGTTACCGACGACATTCGTGCGTTTCAGGAAAGACTCCAGGATCCTAACCTCAGTCCTCTCCAGCGGGGTACAGCACAACGAAATCTAGAACGTGCTCAGGCAAAGTTAACACAATTGCAGGCCGATTTGGCAGCTGCTGAAGCCCGGCTTGCCGCCAAATCGGCACCAGTAGATACTGCTACTGCCAGTGCAGGAGAATTGGTAGGGAATTCTCAGGCTGCAAAATCTAATCCTTCTGCAAATGGTGTTGGTGATGATAATCCCGAGAATTCTGCTCCAAAGCCGGGCCCAGAAGTCATTACTCCTACTGGACGAATTACTCCGGCACAGGTCAATACCAGCGGAACCAATGCTACACCTACTGCTAGTCAAGAAACCGGCGACGAAGATATAAATGTTGACGGTCCTGGAAAAACTATAGCACAAACACAGGCCACTTCTGAAGGCGCACCATCAACCGGTCCTCTTCAAAATCCACCAGTGACCATTGCCAACGTTCCTGCAAACAATCAAAACGAAAACAATCAAAACGAAAATACTTCTGGTCAATATGGTCAAGGTTCTCAAGCGAATCCAGTGGCAGCTACTACTCCTGGTGTGGGCGCCGGCAACGACAATACATCGTACAAGAATCCAACTAGAACAGAAATTGATAATAATTTTAGCAACACCGGAATTATAGCACCAAAACCAAACATATTAGATTCTTTGGCCAGTTATACCTATAATGCTGCGGTATACATGATGGATTCTGCCAGTTATACAGAAATGATCAAGTCTGGAAAAAGAAATTTGTCCAACATGGCCTTGCTATTTCAATCTGGTGGTGCTCCGGCAGCTGGCCGTAACCCTTATTTTAGTTTAGATTACTATATTGACAATATTGAAATAACTGGCCTGGCCAGCGGAAAAGGTACAGGATCGGCACACAATTCACTTAGTCTTAACTTTACTGTGATTGAACCAAATGGTATTACATTGATTGATAATCTCAACAAGGCTGTTACACAATATATTTTTAAAAACGACCTTACTAAAAAGAAAACTTTATGGGGAGCACAAAACTATCTCATGGTAATTACATTCACTGGATATGATTCTCAAGGCAATATTGTGGGAAACATTACAGACCCTGCAACTGGGAAAAATACATTTACAGAAAAACTTATTGGATTTACTATTAGTGGAGTTAATTTTAAAGTTTCTGGAAAAACAGTTGAATATTCTATCTCAGCGACCACACCTGGTGTACAAATGAACGCTGGAACCGGGCGCGGCATTATTCCTTATAACGTGCAACTATCTGCGGCATCGTTAAAAGAAGCACTAGGGGGTCAAGCAACAGTTGTGCCATCTACATCATCTGCAGCTGGCTCAACAAATAGTTCTACTTCAGAATCTACTGTAGCTAACAATGCAGCACCAGCAGGCACACCAGCTCCACCAACAGCAGCAGCAGCACCAACTAATTCCAAAGTAGTCACTAAAGGATTAATGGAAGCATTAAATCAATATCAAAGAGATGAAGTTAAAGCAGGACGTCAATCATTAGCTGACATTTATGAAATAGAATTTGCAAGCCCGGCACTGGCATCAGCAAAAGTTAATTTCAGTGGAGGCATTGACAAACAAACAGTTCCTATGAACATGTCAACCAAGCCATCTGACAAATTAGACGCTTCTCGACAAAGTGTTGCAACAAACTATAATACTCTTTCGGCAGTTGCTGGTACTTCTATTTTGCAATTTTTAGAAAAGCTTGCAAGAAACAGCACCTACATACAAGATCAACAAACCGTTGTTATAGATCCAGACACACAAAAACAAAAACCCAATGGTGCTCCTGCTGAAAATATTTCATGGTTTAGATTTGGATTAGAAGCAACTCAAATTAACTGGGATGAAAAACGCAAAGATTATGCTTATCGAATGAAATATGTTGTAACTCCATTTTATGTAGCAAACTTAGACAGCGGTTACTTTAGCCCTGGCAAATTTAGAGGAGTGCATAAAAGATATTCATATTGGTTTACCGGGGAAAACACATCAGTTATTTCTTATGAACAAACCTACAACACACAATATTTTAGAATTATGACTGGAAGCCCATCGGTAGATGACAGAAGTTCAAATCTTGAAGAAGCAGTCAAACGAATAAATCGATCTCGTAGTAATGCCAGTGCCCAAGGCGGTCAACTTCGCGTCAACGAACCGGCTGCCAATGCAGCTGATTATTTGTATAACCCGAGCGACCTGGCAGAGTCGGTTATGACCATTGTGGGAGATCCAGCATGGTTATTTCAAGGAGAAGCGGCATCTTTGGGCACATCTAGCAAAACTTGGACACCAAAACCGTTTTTGGACGACGGCACTATTAACTCAGAAAGCGGACAAGTTTATTACGAAATTAATTTTAGAAAACCACAGGATTATGATCTAAACACTGGACTAATGGACCCTTACAAACTCACTACAGATGCTGCACAACCTCCACAAATTCTGCAAAGTTATGTGTATCTAGCTAGAAACGTAGTTAGTCATTTCAAGCAAGGGAAGTTTACACAAGAGTTATCAGGCACACTATATACATTTAAGACCGCCGACCCTGGCACAAGTGTAACTGATCTAGGAAGAGATCCTAACCAATCAGCAGCTGAAACAGCAAGATTGGCAAGATTGGGTAACCCTAGCAGTGCGTCTGCTGCAAACAGCAGCGCAGTACCATCTACAGAGTCTGGAGCAACAAACACATCTGCTACTCCAGAAATACCTGTAGTTATTGTGCAGCCGCCGGTTGATAGAAATCCAGGATAAGAAAACATGGCAGATAATATACCCAACACTAGTGGAAGACCAAAAGACTACAAATTTGACCGGGGCGGCGCGCCTGCGGAAATGGGACCATACATTGGTATTGTTGTAAACAATGTTGACCCGACGTTTGGCGGAAAAATGCAAGTGGCAATTGAAGAATTTGGAGCTATTGATAAAGATGGTTTACCAGTATTGACTGACACCACGTTGTGGCGTACAGTGAGATATTGTCCTCCATTTTACGGTATTACACAAAAAACCAGCACCAACACAGGTGCAGGAACATATCCAGGTAATCAACAGACTTATGGCATGTGGTTTACTCCTCCAGATATAGGAGTCAAACTAATATGTTTTTTCATCTCAGGAGACCCAGAACAAGGTTATTATGTCGGGTGTATTCCGGAACCTGGCATTAATCACATGATTCCTGCAATAGGCAGTGTCAGTAATTACACCACAGATAACATAACTCAGGAAAATTATTTTAGCCAAGCACCGTTGCTGCCTGTGACTGAAATTAACACAACCAATCCCGGGGTTGTAAACAATCCCAGATTTTCAGATCAACCACGCCCGGTACATTCTTTTCAAGCGTCAATATTTTTCCAACAAGGAGTAGATAGAGATCCCGAGCGCGGGCCTATTGGTTCCAGCAGCCAACGTGAAACTCCTAGCACAGTATATGGATTTAGCACACCAGGACAGCCTATCTATGAAGGAGGCATGAAACCCAATGATATTCGTAAAAAATTACAATCAGGCGAATTAAAACCACAAGATGTCAAAGTCATTGGACGATTAGGTGGTCATACTTTAGTAATGGATGACGGAGATCTCGAAGGTAACAACAGTTTGTTAAGATTAAGAACCTCCAAAGGTCATCAAATCATGATGAATGATTCAGGAAACTTCTTCCACATCATGCATGCCAATGGTCAAACTTGGTTGGAATTTGGAAGCGAAGGAACTGTGGATGTGTTTAGTACCAACAGTATTAACATGCGAACACAAGGAGATATAAACTTCCATGCTGACAAAGACATCAACATGTATGCCGGAGGTAACTGGAACGTTAAAGCCAATGCCCAAGTAAATCTTGGTTCAGTAAAGAGTTTAAATATTGCATCTGAAGGTTCAATGACCTTGTTCTCTAGCAGCATACTTGGACTCAAAGCAGACCGTGCAATAACAATGAAGAGCTTAGGCGGCAGCTGGGACGCTGGACTAGCACTGGCACTTAAAGGATTTCAGATTCACTTGAATAGTTTACCCGTCGGTGTTCCGGTATCAACACCAAAGTTATATCCTAAAACACTAATGGATGATGTAACATTTAATAACAGCACAGGTTGGAAAGTCAAACCCAGCGGCCTAGAAAGTATTGTATCCCGAGCCCCCACACACGAACCTTACAGCTATCACAACGAAGGGGTGAATGTATCTGTATCTCTAGAGCCAGATACTCCAACACCGCCGCCAGGCGCAGAACCTGTACCAGATGGTTGGTCAATCAAGGTGAAATAAATGGCAGTATTCAATATTACTATTGGCGGTAAAAATTATGAACTTCAAGGTCCACAGGGAGCGACCCTTGCTCAAGCCACGGCAATTTTAACCAAGCAAATAGACACCGGAAGTTTGGTTGGACTCAAACCAAATGACATATTAAATGCAGTTACACAGGCTGCTAAAGGTCTGCAAAGTGCTGTGGCACAACTGGGATCACAAGCTGAAGAAAAGATCAGAGCTCTTAGTACACAACTTCCAAATCTTAATAATATATTGCCTAAAAACCCCATTGATGTTGCTGCGTATGCTAAACAAAAAGTTGGCCAATTTAGCATAGGATCATTGGTACCAAGTCAAGTGCAAGGATTGATGGCACAAACTTCTAATTTTGTAAATCAACCTGCAACAGCTATTTCCAATGTGCTAGGGGTTGGAAAATATGGTATGCAGGCCACCCAATTAGAAAGACTTGGATTGTTGAAACCCGGAACATCCGATCTAGTTGCCAAAGGAATAGGATCGTTGGATTCAGTTTTAGGAAGTCCTGCAAGTTGGACTGGGAAATTTGGAGCCACTGATCTTAATTCAGTATTGAGCAATTCCGGCCTACAGGATGTGTTACAAAATGATTTGATGAAATCTGGATATGAACAACTCAATAACTTGGGTGCAATTACACAAAATCTTCAGGCAGATGTACTAGGACCATTGGTAACCAATGCTTCTAAGTTTGGTGCAGAAATTACATCAAATTGGGCCGCCGGATTAACCGCTAATTTTCCAGCGGGATTGACCAGTCAACTTGATGTTCTAGGTAAGTCTGCAATTTTTGCAGAAGGGTTCGCTGCTATTGGTCCTATATTGAGTATTTTCGGTGGCGGCGGCAGTCCATTGGTTTCTGCAATCAAACAAGTGAAAGGGTATGTGAATACAGTGAATAGAGCCACTACCAACTTTGGTGTCAAGGCCATTGTTAATAACCTTAAAATACCAATTCCAAGTTTTGATAGACCCAAACCAGCAGCTTCGACAGTGCTAGTACCATTAATTTCGCAAATAAGAGCCTTTGAAAAATCTCGTTCCGCTCTAGCATCAACAAACAGTGCGGTTTATGCAACTTTAGTAACAGGTGAAAATTATGTTTCTGTTGTGGCACAAATTGACACAGCAATAGCAGCGGTAAAAGCATTATCTGCTAGTGCATTGGCTTTGCAAACAAAATTAGGTTCTACTCCTGGTGCAGAACTATTGATAACGTTGATCAAAACCATAATAGGCAATTTAGCAGCAGATGAATATGCATTGATCGCATACAAGGCCGGGATAATAGATTCATTTGGTGGATAAATATTAGTATGACAACGTTCCTTGGATTTAACACGCAAGATCAATTTAAAAAGTTTACGCTAGTGGACTACAATTTAATCAGACGAGATCTGCTAAACGCATTTAATATACGTCAAGGGCAGTTGCCCGGGCGCCCAGGATATGGAACAATAATTTGGGATTTCATGTTTGAGAGTCAAGATCAAACAACACAACAATCAATAATCAACGAAGTAAAACGTGTGGCCAGCGGTGATCCTAGATTGTTTGTGTCGGATATACAATGCTATCCTCAAGAAAATGGATTTTTGTTATCACTAGAAGTGCAAGTTGTTCCATCAACTGATGTGCAACGATTAGGGGTGTTCTTTGATCAAGCACAACGCACAGCCAACTATGTATAACTAAGCCGTTTATTTTTGCCATAAATAAAATTATGGCACGCACTACTCGACAAACAGCAATCTTCGGCGTTGAAGACTGGAAACGCATTTATCAGACCTATCGCGAGGCTGATTTTCAAAGCTACGACTTTGAAACTTTACGCAAGAGTTTTATTGACTATTTGCGACAATATTATCCAGAAACTTTTAACGACTATATTGAAAGTTCAGAATTTATTGCCTTACTAGATGTTGTTGCATTTATGGGACAGGCAATGGCCTTCCGCAACGATCTAAACACACGCGAAAATTACCTAGACACTGCTGAACGTCGTGATTCAGTGGTGCGTCTTGCTAACCTGGTGAGCTATACTCCTAAGCGTAATACTGCTGCCCAAGGCTTCCTCAAAGTATTTTCTATACAAACCACAGAAAATGTAAAAGATTTCAACGGTATTGATCTATCAAACATCACTGTAAATTGGAATGATCCTACCAATCCAAATTGGCAAGAACAATTTACCACCATTCTAAATGCCGCATTTGTCAACAGTCAGCGTGTGGGACGTCCAGGAAATCGTCAAACATTGTCAGGAATTGAAACATCCGAGTACGGTATTAATTTAGTACCGGGATACTTGCCTGTGGTGCCTTATACTGCAACTGTGGATGGTGTGACCATGCCATTTGAAGCAACAAGCTCAACCAGCGTTGGTGAAGATTATATTTACGAACCCAGCCCAGTTGCAAATGGTATTTTTAATTTGTTATTTCGTAACGATCGCCAGGGGTTTGCTAGCGAAAATACTGGTTACTTTTTCTTCTTCAAACAAGGCACATTGCAGAACGTAGACTTTAACTTGGCAGAAAAAGTTTCTAATCGCACAGTCAACGTCAACGTCGAAGGTATTAACAATCTGGATCGTTGGTTATTTCAATTAGATACTGTGGGCAATGTACAATACGAATGGAACTACGTCAATAATGTATATGCAGCCGCTGCGGAACAGTTGGCTCCAGATCAACGTAAATTGTTTTCTGTAACAAGTCGTACCAATGATCAGATTACACTGACATTTGGTGATGGTGTTTTTAGTGAGATTCCTGTAGGATTGTTCCGTTGTTATGTTCGTGCCAGTAACGGTCTACAATACATTATCAATCCTGTAGAAATGCAAAGCGTAGTTTTGCCTGTCAGTTATATCAGTAGAACAGGCCAACTAGAAACGCTGGTGTTCACATGTGGTATTACTAATCCAGTAAGCAATGCACAACCTCGAGAAACACTGGCTGAAATCAAACAACGTGCCCCTGCCAGATACTACACACAGAACCGTATGGTCAACGGAGAAGACTACAATAACTTTCCGTTCACTCAGTACAACTCTATTATTAAGTCAAAAGCTTTGAATCGCAGTTCTATTGGAACCAGTAGATATCTTGATCTAGTAGACAATACAGGCAAGTACAGTTCAACCAACACCTTTAGCAGTGACGGAGCATTATGGGAAGAAAATCAACTTCCGTCATTCTTGTTCTCTTGGTTGAATAGGAATGATATTGCCGACGTTATAGGCAATCAAGTACAACCAAGATTGGCACGTAATGAATTTATTCAATTCTGTAATGCAAACTTAATACGTCCTAGTTTGCTGCCGTTAAATGTAGAGTGGCACCAAAGTACCACGTTGCTCGGAGAAACCACTGGATATTTCAACTATATAAACGGTGGCCCAGTCCCAATTGGTGCATACAGTAGCAATAATACTCAATATATTCAAGTTAGTTCATTGGTAAAATTTGCTGCACCTCTTGGATACTTCTTTGATGCAGAAAACAAATTAAAAGTTGGTACTCCTATTGGTGCCGACGAGCGTTATACACTGTGGGCCAGTCCACTTAGAGTTATCAACGATGGTGCAAACCAAGGACTGGGCAATTTTACCAATGGCATTGGTCCAGTTACACTTAATACTTTTGTTCCTACAGGAGCAGTCGCAGTTCAAGTTATTCCTGTAATTATTACTAACCTACCCACTAGCTTTACAACACAAATTGCAGAACAGATTGTGTTGTACAGAAATTTTGGATTAGGATATGATAATTTAAATCAAGAATGGTATTTGATTACCAGTACTAATCTTGCAGAAAATGCAGAATTTAGCCTTGACAATGCACAGAGCACAGCCGGTACCAATAGTGATGCTTCGTGGCTGGTGCAGTTTACAACTGATGGGTCTACTTACACTGTGACTACTCGTGCATTGGTTTATAGTTTTGGTTCTGTACTACAAACACGTTTCTTCTTTGAATCAAATCAGCGCATTTATGATTCAAGAACTGATACTGTAATCAGCGACTTTGTCAACGTTCTAAAAACCAACAGCCAACCTGACACAAACTATCCATTATACGGAGATATTAAACTGAGTATCATTGGTCAACCAGTTGAAAGCGACGGGTATGTCGATGACTATCAAGTGATTGTGAGTTATGCAGACGTCAACAATGATGGTATTGCTGACGATCCCGATTTCTTTAATGAAATTGTCAATCCAGCTTATTCACCAAACACTAAATTTGTGTTTTTTGAAATGACCGTGGACTTCGATAATCTTCAACGATATCTATTGGTTGAACCTGGTAGAGTAGACTTTAGATATGCTACTCTCAACAACATTGAAATTTATAAATTCCAATATGTTGATGGTCAAATATTCTATGCTTACCAAGACAAAGAATTCTATCAATTGAGTGTTAGCACATCTGGGGTTAGCAGTCTTACAAATGTCACTAGCAGTTGGATAGCCCGAACAGGTCGTCAGAGCTTGGCATTCCAATATCGTCATAATTCACCATTGACCAGTAGAATCGACCCTGGCACTACAAACATTATTGATTTGTATGTGGTCACACAAGCATATTATACTGCTTATCAAAATTGGATTCGCGATACAACAGGAACAGTAATCAAACCCACTATGCCTACTCTAGATGAGCTTAACACAGCATACCAAGGATTGAACAATTATAAAATGATTAGTGACAATGTGGTACTTAATTCAGTGACATTTAAACCATTATTTGGAGCCAAGGCTGCAGAAAATTTACGTGCCACAGTCAAAGTTATTCGTGCAGCAAATTCTACTGCTAGCGAAAGCGAAATTAAGAACCTAGTGGTAAGTTATATGAATGATTATTTTACTATAGACAAGTGGAACTTTGGCGATACGTTTTACTTTTCGGAACTAGCGGCCTACTTACATTCTAACATGGGTGGGATTGTTAGTTCGGTGGTACTTGTGCCACTAAACTCTCAAAAGAGTTTTGGTGACCTGTACGAAATTCGTTCAGCACCAAATGAGATTTTTGTCAATGCAGCAACCGTGAATTCCGTAGAGGTAATTACAGCATTGACTAGTACAAATATTAAAACAGCACCCGGAAGTGGAGTAATTTAATGGCAAACACAAGAACAGTTGATTTTTTACCGCCAATTTTTCAAACCAAAACAAACCAACAATTTTTATCAGCAACTCTTGATCAATTAGTACAAGAGCCAACTTTTAAACAGGCACAAGGGTTTGTTGGACGAAAAGTTGGCCCCGGAGTTAATCCCAATGACAAATATGTTGTTGAATTAGATGCAACTCGTGCAAACTATCAACTTGAGCCTGGTGTTATTAGTTTGGTTCCAGATACTGATAGAATTTCGGATGCTATTACATATCCAGGAATAACGGATGCTCTTGCAATCCAAGGCGCCAATGTTAGCAAAGCTGATCGTTTGTATACTAGTGATTATTATACTTGGGATCCCTTCATTAATTTTGATAAGTTTGTTAACTATAGTCAATACTATTGGTTACCAGGCGGCCCCATACCAGTCGACGTTAGTGCAACTGTGGTGCCATTGACTGATTCTTTTGATGTTACTATCGATGGTGACGATTATTTGTTTAATGGTGTTCCTGGAAAAGATCCAGTTATTAATTTAGTACGTGGCGGCAACTATACATTTAATATCTCCAGTGTTAACAACAGCTTCTGGATACAGTCTACTCCCGGAGTAAACGGAACATTGCCTTGGGCTCCAAACATTAGCAGTCGAGATGTATTTGGTGTAATTAATAACGGTGAAAATGTTGGAACAGTAACATTTAATGTGCCTTTGAAAACAGCACAAGAATTTTACTACACCCTGGATGAAATACAACCAGTTGATCTGATTAGCAGTATTAACTTTGACCAAATCAATAATATATACTTGTCAACGTTCCTTGAAAATTACGGTGGCATTGACGGCATTTCATCGTTGGATAACCGAACTGTAATTTTTACCACCCCCGACGATCTTGACATGGGTGGCTGGTACAAAACAACTCAATTTGACCCATTAGTTAGAACTACTCCTAACCAAGTTTCTGAAACTCAAAGTTATGATGTAGATAATCAAAACTATGACATCTATCCTTACGAAACATTGAGTGTTACTATTGTCAGCGGAAGCCCAGACCCACAAGATGGTCTACCTGGGTCGTTTGACAGTTTACCTTACGATTTAGTTACTCCAATTGCTACACAAGCAGAACGTTACAGTGTATGGTTAATTCAATATCAGTATGATAATGATGGGTTGCCTATTCTTACGTTAACTCAGCAACGTAGTGTGAACAATCTTGAAAAGTTTAATATTTTATTTGGCAATCAATGGTCGGGCACACAATGGTACAAGGATGCTGAAGGTAGCTTCCAAAAGATTCCGTTACTCACAGCAATTCAAGATGTGTTGTGGTACCAAGATGGAACTAATCCAGAAATTTTTGGTAGAATTAGTCTCATTGAGCAAGTACAAGTTTCTGTACTAGAAATTGATAAAGATATTGTTGGAAAGAAAAATTATGTAAGCCCCAACGGCGTAACATTTACCAACAATATGATTGTACAATTCCGCGGTAATGTGGTCCCTACCAGTTACGAGAACAACACTTACTATGTTGCAGGAGTGGGCACAGCCATTAAATTGTTACCCACTGTTAATTATATTACTCCACAGACATATACTCAAAGTGCAACACTGCCCTACGACTCAACAGGGTATGATGTTGGCAATTTTGATGCCAACTTGAATCAACCAGAAGTACCAGATTATATAACAATTGCGTTAGATAGTCCAGATTTAAATGCATGGACTTGTTCCAATCGTTGGTTCCATATTGATGTAATCAATGCCAGTGCTGCATACAATAATACTGTTCCTGTACTTGACAATCGCTTCCGAGCAAAACGCCCGGTTCTAGAGTATCGCGGTGGTACACGATTGTTTAAGATGGGCACCGAAGCCAAACAGCCTGTTAATATTATTGATTTTAAATCTTCAGACGCTCTTAGCAACATCAATGGATCTCTAGGATATGCAGTAGACGGATACCCATTTATTTCTGGTACTCGTGTGATTTTTGCAGCAGATGTTGATCCTCAGGTACGTAATAAAATCTATCAAGTTGAGTTTATATCACCTAGTTCTGATGGAAGTTCAATCTTAGAACCTTGTATCAATCTTGTGCCTGCAGCTGATGCAGACGTATTGATTGATCAGTGTGTGGTTTGTCTAAGTGGGAACACATTACAAGGCAAGAACTTTTACTATGATGGTGTTGAATGGATAGAAGCACAACAAAAAACCAGCGTCAATCAACCACCGTTGTTTGACGTATTTGATTCCAAAGGAATTAGTTTTGGTAATAAAGTTGCATATCCAAGCAGCACATTTGTTGGTAATAAATTGTTTAGCTATGCTGTAGGAACAGGTGTCGAAGATACTGTACTTGGACTCCCACTTGCTTATCTGTCATTGAATAACGTTGGTGATATTGTATTTGACAATAATTTATACACAGAAACTTTTATTCACGTTGACAATAACGTCAGTACAGAACTAGCAGTAAGCACTGGATTTGTACGTCAATATGTTGATCGTACTGCATTTGTTCGAGAAATTGGATGGCAACCAGCAGTTACTCAGAGTCAAGACTACCAACAGTTCCAATTTGAATTCCAATTTGATACTCCTCTGGTATTGGATATTCCTGTAACACAATCAACCACAATACCAACTGTAAAAGTGTTTGTTGGTACAGTATTCCAAGCTCCGTCCACTTACACTGTGACTATTGATGGTAATTGTACCTATATTGGTTTGTCCAACACAGTTGGTGTTCCTGGAGATGTTATCGAAGTGTTGGTTCTAAGTGACCAAGCAAGTACTACAGGGTTTTATCAAGTTCCTATTAACTTAGAGAATAATCCATTCAACGCTAACTCTGAGAGTTTTACACTAGGAACCATTCGTACTCATTACGAAACAATTGCTGAAAACTTATTAACCTTTAACGGTAAAATTAACGGTGCAAACAACACAAGAGATCTTGGAAATATTATACCGTATGGTTTGAATATTTTACAACAAAGTTCTCCAATGACCTTGGCGGGTTATTTCTTGAGAAAACAAGAATATCCAATTTTTCAAAGCTTGACCTACAACAGTCGTGAATACGAAAAATTCAAGGCACAATTTTTAAATACCGCAATTTCCAATGACTACGAAGGATTGTCTATTGCTGAAATTGTAACATCAGTAATTGGTGAGATTACACTGGGACGAATTGAAACTAATCCATTTTACTGGAGTGACATGTTGCCGGCCAGTACTGTGTATACACAGACAGCAACCACAATTGGTCCTATAGGTATTAATGTATTTGATACAATTCAAGTTTATAATTTTACTTCAGCAAACTATCTTGGATTGTTGGTGTACTTAAATGATGTGCTATTGACCCGCGGGTATGATTACACTGTGGCAATTGATGCTCCTCGATTGACAGTCACTGTGCCGTTGCAAGTTGGTGATGTTGTTACAATTCAAGAGTTTACTAGTACCGCTGGCAACTTTGTGCCAAATACTCCAACCAAAATGGGATTGTATCCTGCTTATAAACCAGAAATCTATCTTGATACAACTTATGTAGATCCTATTTTTATGATCCGCGGACACGACGGGTCTCTTACAGTTGCATTTAGTGATTTCCGAGATCAGTTGTTGTTGGAATTTGAAACTAGAATTTACAACAACTTGAAACTGGACGGTAATCCAGTTCCGTTAGTCGAAGCAGACGTTGTGCCAGGCCAATTTAGAACAACTGATTATAGTTTGGCTGAGACTAATCAGATGTTGAGCCAAGATTTTCTAAGCTGGGTAGGATGGAATAAACTTGATTATAAAGCACAAGATTACATTGTTAGCAATGCGTTTACCTACAACTACTCAACTGCTAGTAACAAACTAGACAATACTCAACCGTTGCCGGTTGGTGCATGGAGAGGTATCTACAATTACTTCTATGATACACAATATCCAGATTCTCGTCCGTGGGAAATGCTAGGATTTTCTAAAATGCCCGCTTGGTGGGAAGATGAATATGGGCCAGCACCGTACACTTCTGGCAACTTAGTGCTGTGGGACGATCTTGCCGCCGGGCTAGTTCGTGATCCAATAGCACCTTATATATTAACTAAGTATCGACGCCCTGAACTTACACAAGTACTTCCTGTGGGCAGCGAAGGTGCATTGTTGAGTCCATTAGAATCGGTAGTAGGCAACTACGATTCCCTTGATTTCCGCAAGAGCTGGGTAGCAGGAGATGACGCCCCTGTTGAAAATGCATGGAAAACTTCTAGTGCATATCCATTTGCTGTGATGAGATTGTTGGCTTTAACTCGTCCTGCAGAATTTTTCAGCTTGTTTGTTGATCGCGATCTTTACAAATTTGATGTAGAACTTGATCAATATCTTTACAATGGTCGTTATAGATTGGATGCAAACGGCGTTCAAGTTTATGGTGATGGAGTAAGCAAGGCTAGTTACATAAACTGGATTGTGGATTTTAACCGCCAGACCGGTATTAACTCAACCAACGCATTAACTGCTGATTTGTCTAACTTAGATGTGCGTTTGTGTTATCGATTGGCAGCATTCACTGGAAAAAATCTGTTGGATTTGTATACTGAAAAATCTAGCCCTAACAGTTTAAACTCTAGTTTATTGTTACCAGATGAAAGCTATAATTTATTGTTCTACAAAAACGTACCATTTGACACATTGGTATACAGTAGTGTAATTGTTCAAAGAACCATCAACGGATATGCAGTATATGGGTATGGAACCACTTCCCCTTATTTTAATATTTTAATTAGCCGTTCCAATGGATTAACCGCTGCAATTTCCGCAGGCGGCACAACTGTGTCTGTGCCAATTGAGTATACAAACAATGTAGCACAAGTTCCATACGGTTATGTATTTTCAAATGAAGTTGTTGTTGCTGACTTCTTGTTAAGCTATGGCAAATTACTAGAAAAACAAGGCATGATATTCACAACTCAAGAGAATGGTTATATTCTTGACTGGAATCAGATGGTTAGTGAATTCTTGTATTGGAGTAATCAAGGTTGGGGACCAGGCAACGTTATTAATCTTAACCCTAATGCAAATAATCTTAAAATTGATAGACCTTACTCTATCGTAGACAGCATACAGTTACAGACCGCTGACAACATGGTGTTGGATCAAAATCGCACACAATTAGATACAAAGAATTTAGTGATTGATCGAATTGATAATTCGTTCTCTATTACCAGTTTAACTGACCAAACAATTAGTTATTTGAACATAAAATTTGTTAGCTTTGAAAACATGGTTGTTCTTGACAATCGAAGTATCTTTGCTGATTTAATTTACAATCCAACAACCGGTGCTCGACAAAATCGTATCAAACTTGTTGGTACATTAACTGATAATTGGAACGGACAATTGGATGCACCTGGCTTTATTCTTAATCAGGACAACATCAAAGAATGGCAACCAAATCGCAAGTATGCTCGCGGCGAAATAGTCAAATACAAAAATTATTATTACAGTGCAATTGATATTGTACAACCGGCCACAATGTTTAACTTCAGCGAGTGGACCAAGAGTGATTATACCAAAATCCAACAAGGATTGTTGCCTAACTTGCCTAACAAGAGCAACCAATTGGCCAATAGTTATGATATCTACAAAGCTAATCTTGAAACAGATCAAGATTTGTTTAGTTTTGGATTAATTGGATTCCGCCCACGTCAATACATGGCTGCATTGAATCTTGACGACATCAGTCAAGTTAATCTTTATAGACAATTTTTAGGTACAAAAGGTACGTTGGCTGCAACTGATATTTTTAAATTTGCTGATCTTGGACGTGGCCCTGCTGAATACAATATCTATGAAAATTGGGCTGTACAACGTTCAGTCTACGGAGCAAATGCTAACCGTAGCTATTACGAGTTGCAACTGAATGAAGCGTTGTTGCAATCTAATCCTAGCCTTATTCAAGTTACTATACCGGCGGGTGAATCTAGCCTTGATGTTGATCTAGCAGATCAAGAAGTTTATCTTCAAGACGTATGGAATGAAAGTTATAAGTTAACATCTCCTGACATTTTAACAACAATTTATAATGTACCAAAAGAAAATGCATTGCCAGATGCTGGCTATGTTGATGTTGATGATGCTGATATCACAGTGTTTGATATTGCAGACCCTTCGGCATTAAATGCAAATCTTGATATAATTGGATACGGAACCACAGTATGGGTAGCCAAAGTCAACGACTACGATTGGAACATATATCGAACTACTAATATTCCAGGCAATCTAGTATTGGTTAGCAATAATCTCGATGGCACAAGTCTTCTTATTTTTAACAAACAACACGGACTGTCTGCCGGTGATGTCATTGTTATTAAATATTTCTCAACCGATATCAACGGTGTGTACACTGTAAAGAGTGTTCCGGCTCTTGACACTTTGATTATTAACTTTAGTTTTATTGTGCCTTCTCAACTATCCGCCACAGGAGTTGGAATAGTATTTAAACTTCAGACTCAACGTGTAAAACAAGCCAGTGACATTATCAATTTACCGTATTCGCGTAGTTTATTACCTGGAGCAAAAGTTTGGGTTGATAACAACGGATCAGACCATTGGCAAGTTCTTGAAAAACAAGACACACTAATACCAGGGCAAGGTTTTGTAGCACGTAATCCATTCTCAAACAGCGGATTTGGCTCTAGTATTGCCCAAAGCTACGATAACTTGTTTGCGTTAGTTGGTGCTCCTAATATTGTCGCAACAGGTGGAGTATATACCTATGTCAAAACAGATACAAACCCATTTGATGAAAATAGTTTAATTACCATAAACGCAATTGATACATTATTGTATGGTCATAGCGTAGCTGTTGGATATCAAGACTGGATGGTAGCAGGAGCTCCTGCCAGCGGAAATTCACGAGGTTATGCAACTGTGATATACCGTCCACCTGGATTGCCATCATTTAATGTTACTACCTTGTTAACTGCCCCAGACATCAGTGATTTGCAGTACTTTGCTGAATTTGGGTATAGTGTTGACATGAGCCAAGACGAGCGTTGGCTTTATATTGGCGCACCTGGTGTAAATGCAGTTTATGCCTATGGTAGAGTTGATGTTGAGCCACAAGCGGTAGAATACATTACTGATGGTTTCACTAATAGTTTTAATTACAGCAATTACATTGTGATTGATCAACTACCAATTTTGGATCCAGTCAACAATCAACAACTAGTAGTAGTATTGAACAATCAACTGTTGACTCACATAGTTGATTATTATCTTACAGCGACAGATGTGATATTGTCTAACATACCATTATCTGGCCAGAAGCTAGAAATTTCTCGAAGAACTTTGTTGTCACTCGTTGGAGATGGTAGTAGTAGTCTCTATTCATTGAATGAATATTTCTATAGTCTAAGCAATAACATTTACTCTTTCAAGATTACAGTAAATGGTGTGCTACAACGTCCCAACTTTGATTATGAATATGACGACGACTTTAGCTCTGGTGCTCAAGATAGAGATGTGATTTTCAACATTGCACCTCCGGTAGACGCCACGATTGAATTTTTCACAACCACATATTTTACCAAAGTCGCTAAAATCACCGCGCCTGCAAGCACTACTGAGTCAGCAAGATTTGGGCATAGTGTAACTTGTTCTACCGACGGTCGACAAGTTACCATTGGAGCTCCTGGAAACGCAGTTAATACCGGCAAAGTATTTGTTTACGATAGAGCGGTGCAGACATTTATTGTTACTAATTCATCACAATTTAGCTATACTGTCGATGGCGGGACATTGTTTAATCCTACATCAGTGATACTCAACAACGTATTTTTAGTCAATACCGAAGGTAACCTGAATGGAACATTCAGTGTGTCGGGTGGAACAGTCACGCTAGATACTGATCTTATGGTTGGTGATGTATTGGAAATTGGAATAAATCAATTTAGTTTGATACAATCATTCGTAGCCGACGTTCCTGGTCTAGGATATCGATATGGTGCTGCATTAGATTCTTGCACAAACAATTGCAGTTTATATGTAGGATCTCCCGACACCACTATCATGCAAGATTCGATTACTCTATTGCAAAGTGCTGGTATAGTAGAACGTTTGGTTAATCAAAGCCGTGTGTACGGTGGTACCACTTCTTTGTATGCATATCCTGTGCTAGTGGCCGGAGATACATTGAGAATTAATGATGTAATAATTGCTGTTCCAAATTCACCTAACAACACTGTGTTAGGGCTAGTCGAAGCAATCAACTCATCTATTATTCCTAACGTTACAGCATACTATTGGCCAGCAGGATCTGCTAATGCTGGAAGAATGACATTGACAGTTACTAATATTGATGCAAGCATACAATTCAAAAGATTATCAGTACTACCTGGTCTAGTTGGTACAGCATTTGATGACTTGGGATTTGATACTTTTGTATACACACAAACAATCCAAAGTCCTATTCCTCTTTCTTTTGCTAAATTTGGTTCAGCAGTTAATATTGATTCTCACGCAGACAATCTCACAGTTGGTTCACCAGGCGCCACTGTTTACAAAGCCAACACCTTTGATGCTGGTTACACTTATTTTGATGGACACGCTACAAAATTTAACGGCCCAGTAATTCAGAGTGGTGCAGTTTATACATTTGATTACTTGCCTAGCTCAACTGATAGTATAAACAACCCAGGTAAGTTTGCATTTGGGCAACAGGTATATGATAATCAAGTACGTGCTCTTGATCAGTATGGCACCTCAGTTAGTTATATAAACAATGTATTGCTTGTGGGCTCACCCGGTTCTGAACCAATGGTAAGAGCTGGTAGATTTGTGACAGGAACTCAGTACACAATTTATTATATAGGCTCTACAGATTTTACATTGATTGGTGCTAGTTTTAATATTGTAGGAACTACGTTCACTGCTACAGGCCCAGGCCAAGGAACCGGCAAGGCCAGCGTTACAGCATATGTTAATTCTGGTCGAATCAGTGTGTTTAATAATCCAACTAATTCTCAAGCATGGACTATACTACGTGAACAAAAACCAGTAGTTGATGTTAGCCTGATCAATTCAATATTCATGTATGATAGAATCACCAGTGCAAGAACTGAGTTCTTTGACTACATTGACCCATTGCAAGGCAAGATCCTGGGTGTGGCACAACAAAACATCAATTATATTGGTGCAGTTGACATGGCCTTTTACAATGCAGGGACAGTTAACAATATTGGTAAAAATTGGGGACAAGAACATCTTGGACAAATTTGGTGGGACACGAATACAGTAAGATTTATTAATCCCAATCAAGATGATATCACATACGCCAGCCGTCGATGGAGTCAGGTGTTCCCGGGCAGTACAGTAGATGTATATCAATGGGTTGCTAGTTCTGTTCCTCCTGCTAATTATACAGAAGAAGGTTCTCCTAAATCTATCAGCAGCTATTGTATTTCATCTAATGTAAATGATCAAGGCTACATCGAAACGATGTATTATTTCTGGGTTAAAGGAATTTCCTCAGTTGCTAGTACATTGGGCAAAACATTAAGTGCAACTGGTATTGCACAGTACATTGAATATCCTCGCAGTAGTGGTATTCCGTATGTGGCGTTCATTAATGCCAGCACTACCGCTCTTTATAATGCTGTAGATTTAATTTCTGCACAGGACACTATCCTTAGCATTGAGTTTGATCGCCAATACACAAATGATAATGTACACACTCAGTATGATTTGATCCCACAAGATCGTGCAGATGGCTTCTTGAGTGATAACTTGTATCGTAAGTTACAAGATTCATTCTGTGGCACAAATCTTGTTGGTGGCAAAGTACCAGATATTACACTAAGTCCAGCAAATCGTTATGGTGTACAGTTCCGACCGCGTCAAAGCATGTTTGCCAACAGATTTACTGCTTTGCAAAATTACTTGACTCATGCCAACAACATACTTGCACAGTTTCCTATTGTGGAATCTCGAAGTTTTAGTCTGTTAAACAGTAGAGAACCCGAGCCAAAATCAGTCAGCGGAGAATGGGATAAACGTGTGTCAGACCTTGAAGAGCTGAGCTATCAAAATTTCCGCGAAGTTCCAGTAGGCTATCGTTATTTGGTCAACAGTGACTCACGCCAGAATGGTCTATGGACCATCTACAAAACCACAGCCAAACAAACATTTGAGTCACTGGCATTGATTCGAATTCAAAACTATGACACTCGTCGGTACTGGCAGTATATCAACTGGTATCAAGTTGGGTACAATTCTAGCTCACAAATTGTGGCCAAAGTTTCTACGTATTCTGCTTTGTCTACATTAGTTGGTTCTAACATTTTATTCCCAGGCGCCAGTGTAAAAGTCACTAGCAACTCACAAGGTAAATGGGAAATTTATCAATACATTCCCAATAATATCACCGGCACAATGGAGTGGATACGTGTGGGATTGCAAGATGGTACCATTGAGTTCAAAGCAGAATTGTGGAACTATGAACTAGGACGTTTTGGTTATGATGTTGAAGTGTTTGATGCACAATATTTTGACCAAGAGCCTGTGATTGAAACACGAAAAATTATACAAGCTATTAATGAAGAATTGTTTATTGGAGATCTGTTGATTGAACGTAACCGTGCATTGGTATTGATGTTTAATTATATTCTAAGTGAATTTCAAGCACCAGAATGGTTAGTAAAAACCAGTTTGATTGATGTCAATCACAAGATACGTCAATTGGTACCATATCAAATTTATAGACCTGATAACCAAGACTTTGTGGTTGATTATCTCAAAGAGGTTAAGCCATATCACGTTCAGATTAGAGAAATCAATTTAGTTTATGATGGATTTGACAGTTATCAAGGCACAATGACCGACTTTGATATCTCAGCATACTACGATACTGATTTAGAAATTCCTCAATTTGTAAGCCCAGTATTAACACCATACACTGCTAGTACTGCTACAGGAACAGGTACTTCCAATAGCAATAGTGATATTGCTGCAGATAATCCTATTTGGACTCAGCAACCTTGGAGCGATTGGTACAGTAACTATTTGTTAGAAATTCAAAGCGTTATTGTAGTAAATGGTGGTACAGGATATTCTATTGCTCCTAGGGTAGTAGTTACAGGTACCTGCATTACTCCGGCGGTTATGGTGGCACAAGTTAACAGTGCAGGTAAAGTAATCAGAATTGATGTAATTGATCCAGGTTCTGGATATAGTACAACTGCTATTATTGACTTGATTGAGGGTAACGGTATCGGAGCAACTGCAATTGCGGTAATGGGCAATGGACTGACCCGTAATATTAAAACCACAATAAAGTATGACCGTTATGAATATACTTCAAACATTGTAGAGTGGCAAGCCAACGTAACTTATACTGATGGAACCCAAGTTCGACATCTTGATCGAGTATGGTCTGCTGACGGAACTGTTAACACAGAAACATTTGATCCATTTGACTGGGTTGCAGTCAGTGCAGAAAGCCTGAGCGGTGTTAATCGTACACAAGGATACTATGCACCAACTGCAAACCAGCCCGGATTAGATTTACCGTTACTAATTGATGGCCTTGACTATCCTGGAGTACAAGTTAGTGCTCCAACATTTGATCAGGACACTGGGTATGATGTAGGAAACTTTGATATAAATCCGTTTGATAACATCAGTTATGGTCCAGAAGGTAAACCAACATACGATCCGGCTATATTAGATGCAATCTACGAAAGCAGCTTCTTGGATCCGTACTTAGGAACTCGTGCAATTGATGTCAATGTGTCGGGCAGCGAATTCATTAACGAATATTCAAGTTATGCGCCAGAAGAACTTGTACCAGGCGCAGAATTTGATACTTTGGATTTCCGCGTGTACACACAACCTGGAATTGACTGGGACGAAAATGGCCACGGATTTGAACTTAAAATTGTCAAGTGGGAATTTGATTCAATCAACGCAACCGGTTGCAGCTTTGTTGGAATAATACCTAATCCAGTTCAAATACGTGTTACTAATCAAACACAAGGACGAGACCTTGCTCTTGATATCGACTACTCAGTGAATTGGAACAGTGAATCAGTTACACTACTCACTAGAATTGAAGCACCACCTGCCAACAACGGCGACATATTGGTAATCACAGCATTTGGAATTGGCGGCGGCAATCAGCTGTATAAAGATAGTTTCAACGGAGCCAAGGTTGGTAATTCTATCACTATTCCAGTTGAATATAATCAAATTGATGAAATGGTTATTTTTGTTAACCAAGTGTTAATAAATGATTACAGTTATGTTGCTGACAATATTAACACTACCGTTACATTTGATACAACGTACCAATTGAGTGACAACATTAATATCACAGCACTGGGCATAACTGATGGCAGCTCAGCTTACTCTTGGTCAACTGCATTGACTCAGTATTTTATCAGCATAGGAGAGCTAAATTACGTTCTTGACAACAGCATGCAAGGAACAAATCCTGCTAATCTTGTTGTTGAGAAAAATGGAATTCGTGCTCGCCCGCCAGAGGGTGCTGAATATATTGCCGATGGCTCCACAGCTTACAATCTACCAAATCGCGGCGGATATAGCCAAAGCCTCATAGCAGACAACGATGTTGAAGTTTGGATCAACAATACTCCACAAACATTGTATGTGGACTTTACAATCGAACCTTATTCAGTATACGATGATTGTCGAGAAGTGATATTTTCGTTTATTCCGCCAACTGGTGCAACAATTCTAATCAGTGTGAGTACCAAAGCTGATTATATACTACTAAGCAACGACGGAGTAAACACAGTGTCTTGGCGTACTACTGGTGGATTCTATCCATCCTACGGTGATGTTGTTTCAGTCACAAGCTGGAATGATACAGCCCAGCAAGATATTGCAACACTTGTTTTCCAAGGTCCTATTACTCAAGGTATTGTTATAACTGAACCTTATGATAGTACCAACTACGATATTGGGGACTATGATCAAACAATTGGCGCTCAAGTGACTGTAAATGATTTTCAATTGGGACGCATCATTGATGACCCTACAAGATTGTGGGTTACTCTAAATGGTCGACGAAAGTTTTATGGCGCTGATTTTACATTGTCTGGTGAACAATTAGTACTAACTGGTCCAACTATTAGTGCAATTGATGTATTGGCAGTGACAGAATTTACTAATTCTATTGTGCCGCAGCCAATGGAATTCCGTATTTTCCAAGACATGCGTCAGATACAAGCAACGTATAGAATGACTCAAGGTACAACAACATTCTTGGTTCAAGATCTGAATGATACCGATGATGTAATCTATGTTGATGATGCAAGCGCATTGGCAGCTCCTGTATTAGCTGATAATATTTGGGGTATTTTAATAGTCAATGGTGAACGCATCATGTATCGTGAACGTGATATTGCTACCAATACAGTTAGCAGTTTACGTCGCGGCACAGCTGGTACAGCAATTGCATCGCATTCAGTTGCTGCAATTGTTTATAATTTGAATCGTGATAATTTAGCACCGTCCGAATACCAGGATCATTATGTAACAGACTATACTCTAGCAAATGGATCTGAAGTGACATTTATTGCCAATGATATTAATTTAGTGGCCAGTACAAAATCTGGATTTGATATAGCCAACACAATTCAAGTCTACGTTGGTGGTACCTTGCAAACTAATGGTTATACAGTAGATAGTGTGGCTCCTGCTACAATAACTTTTGATACTGCACCAACAGAAGGGTATCAAGTTGCGATACAAGTTCGCCAGGGATTAAGCTGGTATCATCCTGGTATCGGCACTGCAAGTGACGGTGTTCCGTTACAACTCACAGATACCCTAGCGGCACAGTTTTTTAGAGGTCAATAATCAAGGTAAATAAAATATGAATGAAGAAAATACATCCGAACAAGAGCTTGTAAAACCGCAAGCTCAGGCTGCAGAACCACGCCGCCCAAACGAACGAGGTTCTATTTCGGTCTCTGGGTTTGTTAAGATTTTTGATCCAAAAACTCAAGAAGTATTTGTGGAGACCCAAACATGATTATTCCAGGCTTTGTAAAAGTCGAAGGCTTTTTAAAAATTCACGATCCTAATTCGGGAGAAGTGTTTGTTGACAAGAAAAATGCTATTCATTATGAAAATATGAGTATCAGTCTTGCTGAAACTCTAGCCCACCAAACACAGGGTTGGATTTACGAAATGGCATTTGGAAACGGCGGCAGTTCTGTAGACCCTACAGGTGTTATCACTTATTTGCCGCCCAACACAACCGGTCAAAATGCTGATTTATACAACGAAACTTACTTTAAAGTAGTTGACGGTAATAGTGCTGCAAATACAGATACGATCAATAACAATCTAACTGTGTTGCATACTACAGGAAAAGTGTATACTGATATTCTAGTAACTTGCTTATTAGACTACGGTGAGCCACCGGGCCAGCAAGCATTTGATAATTCAACCAACTTTAACGGTGAGTATGTGTTTGACGAACTAGGACTAAAATCCTGGACTGGATCAACTACAGCACCAAGATTAATTACTCACGTGATTTTTCACCCTGTGCAAAAAAGCTTGAATCGACAGATTCAAATTGATTACACTGTGCGTATACAAACACTCACCAACTTGAGTGCAGCATAAATACATACAGTATGAGTGGTAATAAATACCTAAATAATTCGGAGTAGACAAATGTCATATACAATTAATTTAACTAACGGTAGCATCTTTGCAGTAGTAGCAGATGGTACTGTTAACACCAGTTCAAGCATGATCCTAGTAGGTAAAAACTACGCTGGATACGGTGAATTTTTAGATGAAAACTTCATCCACTTGTTGGAAAATGGGGCAAATACTTCACCTCCTGGTGCACCTTTAACAGGCCAATTATGGTGGGACTCAACATCTGGCACACTAAAAGCTTATAATGGAACAACATTTAAAGTTGTAGGTGGTGCAACTGCATCGTCAAGTGCTCCGAGCAGCAACGTTGCTGGTGATCTCTGGTATGATTCTGTTAATGCACAGTTAAAAGTCTACAGTGGTTCTACTTGGATCTTGGTTGGCCCTGCATTCACTGCAGGAACAGGTACTACTGGTGCTATTGTTGATACTATTACTGACACAAGTATTGTTAGTCACGTTGTTATTAAATTGTATGTAGAAAACCAAGTAGTTGGTATTGTCAGCAAAGATGCTACTTTTACTCCACAAACTCCCATCAGTGGATTTACTACAGTACGTCCAGGTATTACATTGGCTACTACCATTAGTGGTGTTACTCAATTGTTCCAAGGTACTGCAACCGATTCGCAATTGCTTGACGGCTTAGACTCTGCAGATTTCTTGAGTAGTATTGCCAACGACACAACCAGTGGCACATTGGGTATATTAAACAACGGTGGTTTGAGCGTGGGTTCCAACAGTGATGCTCGTGTTAGCGTTACTGGTACTGATGTATATTTTGCTAACCAAACACAAAACGGCAACATTGTCCTGCAAGTTAATACAGGTGGTGTCACAACCACAGTTGGTACAATTTACGGTTCAAATAGTGTTGTTAGCTTTGGTAATGCACTATCTGTTGGCAGTATTGCTCACAGTTCAGCCAATGGTGTTGGTAACATTGGTTCTAGCTCTAGCTACTTTAACCAAGTGTTTGCCACTGCTACTACAGCACTGTATGCTGACGTTGCAGAAAGATTTGCTTCTGACATTGAGTACGCACCAGGTACTGTGGTTGAACTAGGCGGAAGTGCTGAAATTACCAAAGTAACAGATGATGCTAGCGATCGTGTGTTTGGTGTTATTAGTACACGACCTGCATTCACAATGAACGGCGGCGCTGGCTCAGACATAACTCACCCTGCAGTTGCTATGACTGGTCGTGTACCTGTTCAAGTCAAGGGTGTAGTAAACAAAGGTGATCGATTAATTAGTGCTGGAAACGGAATGGCCAGAGCTGCACTAAAAGGCGAAGCCACAGCATTCAACGTTATTGGTCGTGCATTAACTAACAAACTTGACAGTGACATTGGCACAGTCGAAGCTATTGTAACAATCAAATAATAGGAAAAAGAAATGACTTACTCAAGTGGTAACTTAATTCAGGCAACGGATTACAACGGTTTTGTTAGTACCACTGCTGGTGCCAACATTAATGATATTTGGGGTACAGGAAGTACAGACAAGGGCTGGGGGCAAACAGCATTGACTACTACCAGCACTAGTAGTACAGTAACCGCTACCCAATGGGCTAGTTTGGTTAATACCACAAGTTCAATGGGTAGCCAGACCGGTACCACGATAACTTCTAGATCAGCACCCACCGCCGGTCAAACAATTGGTGTTTTAGCCGCAGTCAACACGGACTTGACCAACATCACAACCAACCGTGGTAACGCAGTGGGCGTTGGCACCACAAGTAGTACATGGACAGGCAGCACAGCCAAAACCACAGCTACAGGATTAGCCGGCGCATCTTGGACCATTACTTTTACTCATGTTGTGACTTTTCCCAGTGCAGCCCAAGCACGATACTTTTGGAATGCAGGCGGACTTGTGTTGTTAGACATGAGCAAGACCTCTACTGGTACAGACAATGATCCAGACTGGAACACATTTATTGGAACAATTGGTACTCTTTCCATGAGCGGTAGAGTCAACAGTGCAAACCAACTGATCAACGCTGTAACTTATACTGGTTTTTATCGCGCCGGCGGATCTGGTACACCAAGTCCTAACTTGACAACCACAGGATGGTACACTTTAACAGCAGGGGCAGGGGCAACCACCATGTGGCAATTGAACAGCACAGTGTCTCCTTATACAGGAGACTATGTTCGAATCACAGCAGCCAAAAATGCAGGTGCCACAACATTGACATTGGTTACCACATGGTTTAGTGCAGGTGATGCTACCGTTGGCGCAAGCACCAATATTTCAGGTGGTACAGACACTGCAAGCGGAGGTGCCTTTGGTACAGCTCCGGCTGTGCGTTGCCGATTTACACCTCCAAGCACAACCTACCTGACCAATTCATGGGGGACTCCCGCTGTTGCAGCTACAATAACGTAATCAAAACTCATTTGTTCTAAAGGGCCCTAAGGGCCCTTTACTTTTGACTATATATAATGTATAATATTTAAATGACTACTACAGATCAAATCATAACCCACGCTCGTGCCAGATTTGAGCATGCTGCTGCTCGAAGGCTGGCACAAGAAAAATACCAAGCCCGAATGTTGTTTGCTGCTCAAGGCGGCATGTGGCGTGCTGGTCCAGAATTACAGACCATGCTGTTGACTTGTCCAGATTTAGAAGCTGTGATACTAGACTTGTACGATACTCCAGTTAAAATCAACACACGAGAACTGTTGGCTCAGAGTCAACAGCGGTGGCAAGAGCAAATGAATGCTTGGCTAGTAGAATATGAACAACTAAATCAAAACAGATGACACGCGGCGCATTAATATTTGCCTTTAACAATGAACAAACCGACTATGTTGCTATGGCCAACTGGAGTGCTCGGAACATTCTTAGACATCTGGGCATTCCCACGGCCGTGGTTACCAACACATCGACCCACGTTGTACCGGGACCATACTGTATGGTGGTTGATGCATTGCCTGAGAATGGCGGCACTAGATACTTCGAAGATTATGCTGAAACTGTGACTTGGTACAATGCAAGTCGTACAGACGCCTATGCACTAAGTCCGTGGGACGAAACTCTGGTACTGGATGCAGATTATGTTGTGGCCAGTTCACAACTAAATCTGTTGTTTGAAGCGGACCAAGACTTCTTGTGCCACAGATGGGCATATGATATCACCGGCCTAAATAATTTCAGTGGACTGAACTATTTCAGCAGAACCAACATGCCCATGTTGTGGGCAACTGTGATGATGTTTCGTAAGAGCAAATCAACTGAAACTATATTTGACATGATGAATATGGTCAAACACAATTGGCTGCATTATCGTAGACTTTACGGCATTAGCCAAAGCAATTACAGAAATGATCATGCACTGAGTATTGCGTTGAATGTTGCCAGTGGAAATACTTTATCTTACAAAGGCATTCCATGGAATCTTGCCAGCCTGACTCCTGGACATCAACTAACACAAATAGATCTTGACAGCTACAGAGTAGACTTTGTTAATCCTGCAGGCCGCAAACAA